AGGATTTATTAACAGCAATTGAGATAATGGAGAGGCGCAATGGCTAGCAAATCAACCAGAGACACCGGCACATTTTCTTTTACTGTTGAGCCTTTAGAACTCAAAAACCTGTTTTCTCTTTTGTCAGCTTTGCCCAAAGAGGTACAAGGCGAGGTGCGAGATCAAGCCAATATGATGTCAAAACGGCTGGCCGGCCAGCTGATCCAATTTGGTTTGGTTTCGCCTACGCCACAGGCAAAATTGGTTGTTCAATCAATCACCACGCCACGCGATCGCTTGATCCGTGTTGATATTGGCGGCACAAAGCTTGTTGGCCGAAAGTATGGCGGCAACAAGAGCAAAAATGGCAAGCGTACGAATCAAAAGCGCGCACAAGCTGGAGCTTTGATGTGGGGTTCAGAATATGGCTCACATCCGGGCATTGATAGGCGTGGCCGTAAGTACACAAACAGATTCAAGGCCGCTGCCAATCCGGGCGGTTATTGGATCACACCAGCTGTTGATTGGTACACACCGGTCGTGGCGAAAGAATATATTGCAATGGTTCAAACCATCATTAGATCGAACGGATTAGAATAATGGCCAGAATTCCAAAAGTCACAGTCACTTTTGATGCTGATCTCAATCAGCTGAAAACCGGTGTCAAAAGCGCAACAACGGATGTTGATTCATTTTCCACCCGTGTCAGCGACTTTGGCAAAAAAGCGGCTGTGGCATTTGCCGCAGCCAGCGCGGCCATCGGTGCATTTGCCATTGCATCTGTTAAAGCTGCCGCTGAGGATGAAGCCGGGCAAAAAAAGCTTGAGGAAACAATCCGCAATACCACCAATGCCACAGCTGATCAGATTGCCGGGATTGACAAATATGTCACGGCTCAAAGCATTGCCACCGCCACAACCGATGACATTATCCGTCCGGCCTTGTCTCGCCTTTTGCGATCCACAGGAGATTTGACCAAAGCTCAAGAATTATTGACTTTAAGCCAAGAAATTGCAGCGGCAACGGGTAAGCCTTTGGAGGCTGTCACAAACGCTGTTGCCAAGAGTTTTGATGGATCGAATACAGCATTGACCAAATTGGGTGTTGGCATCGATGCTGCAACTCTCAAGACATTGACATTTGATGAAACACAACAATTGCTCAACAAGACTTTTGATGGCTTTATTGAGAATCAATCAGAGACAGCCGCTTTTAAGTTTCAGCAATTATCAATCGCCATCGATGAAACCAAAGAGCAAGTGGGCGCGGCATTATTGCCAGCGGTTACAGCTTTGACCGAGTACATTTTGAGCGATGTTGTGCCTGTGGTTCAAAGCTTTGTCGATGGCTTAACCGGTGCAAATGGCCTTGATGAAGGTTTGACCAAATCACAGAAAACAGCAATTGAGTGGGGCAAAAAGGTTAAAGGTTTGATTGAAACTGTCATTGCTTTCAAAGATGAGCTTTTAATCGTTGCCGGGGTTATCGCCACCATATTTGTTGCCTCAAAAATTGCAGCTGGTGTGCAAGCCACAATTGCATTGATCAAGCTATTGACAGCCGCCTATGTGACTTTGAGAAACACAGCATTGGGTGCGGCCATTGCAGCAAGATTTGCAGCTAATCCTTTCCTTGGATTGGCTAGCGCGGCTGGTATTGCAGCGGCCATCTATGGTGCAACCAAGATTTTTGATGGCAAGGATTCGATGGATGCTCCATCAACTGGATCAATCCCATTTGCATCAGGTTTTGCACCAGCTGCCGGGAGCGGTGGCACAGGCGGTACAGGTGGCACAGGCGGTGTCACCGGTGGTGGCGGTGGCGGTACTGTCACAACAAGTGGCATCACAACAGCAACCAATGCAGCTGCTGCTGCCGCAAATAACATTGTTTCAGGCTCATTTAATGCTGGTTCTTTTAGACAAGCTGAGGCCGCAACAAGTGGGGCAACATATAACATCAATGTGAGTGGTGCCTTTGACCGAGAGCGCACGGCTCGCGAAATTGTCAATACAATCAATGATTCTTATTATCGCGGCACGGGCGGTGCAACTGGATTGGTTGCCATTTAATGACACTTTTCAATCCCATTTGGCGCGTGACCATTGGCGGTGTTGAGTATCAAACCGCTATTTTGGCCAATCTGACCATTACCAGCGGCCGCACAAACATTTATGAGCAAGCGCAGGCTGGATACACAAATTTGGAAATTATCAACCTTGATCAATCCAATGTGACGATTGGCATCAATGATGGGATTAGCATCGAATTACAAGATTCAACAGCCACATTTGTGCCAATCTTTGGTGGGTCGGTCGTTGAGGTAGGAATTTCGGTTGCTGAGGTTGGCAGCGTTGATTATGCACAGCGGATCAACATCCTTGCATTAGGCGCATTGGCTCGATTGCCAAAAGCCTTAACCGATGGTGTTTTGCAAGATGATTTTGATGGTGATCAGATTTTTACGATTTTGAGTCAAGTTTTGTTTAGCTCATGGGAGGAAGTACCGAGCGCATTGACTTGGGAAACCTACGATCCAACTATTGAATGGCAAGATGCTGAAAATAGCGGATTGGGTGACATAGATCGCCCAGGCAATTATGAGCTTGAAAATCGATCATCTGATCGAACGGATGTTTATTCTTTGGTATCAGCTTTAGCAACATCGGGATTGGGCTACATCTACGAGGATGCACAAGGCCGCATTGGCTATGCAGACAGCACACACCGCACCAATTATTTGGTGGCCAATGGTTATGTTGAACTCACAGCAAACCATGCCTTGGCATCGGGTTTGAGCATCCAATCTCGCACAGGCGATGTGCGCAATAACATCACGCTCAAATATGGCCAGAATTCAAACAATGAGGTTGAGGCAATTAGCACCGAATCTGTTGGCTTGTATGGTCAGCTGTCACAGATTTTCACCACGACCATCAAACACATGGCAGATGCTCAAGACCAAGCCGATTTTTATTTAGAGCTGAGAGCTTTCCCAAGATTCAATTTCAATAACATAACCTACGAGCTGACCAATCCAGAGCTTGATGATACCGATCGAGATGCCTTGATAAATGTTTTCATGGGTATGCCTGTGCTCATCAGCGATTTGCCGCTAAACATGAATTCTGGAAATTTCACGGGTTTTGTTGAAGGTTGGACATTTTCGGCCAGATACAATCAGATCAGCATTTCAATGCTTTTGTCACCATTGGCTTACTCATTGCAAGCAATGCGGTGGAACGATGTGGCAATTGCTGAAGCTTGGAACACAATCAATCCAACATTGGATTGGATTAATGCCACAATTGTGGCGTAAGGAGAAAACCTATGAGCAACCCGACAAGCAATTATTCTTTTCAAATGCCGACAAATACTGATTTGGTTTATCAATTACCGGCCGATTTTGAGGTATTTGGTCAGGCTGTCGATACACAAATGAAAACCAATGCAGATGCAGCGACTCAAAAAGCAACGCTCACAACAAAAGGTGACATTTACGCTGCATCAGCTGCATCCACCCCAGCTCGTGTTGCTGTTGGAACAGATGGTCAATTTTTGACAGCCGATTCAACAGCTGGAGCTGGTTTAGCATGGACAACATTTACAACTGGCGGATTGACATTGATCGCTACCGCCTCTCCATCAAGTGCTACAATTGTGAGTTTCACATCAATTCCAACAACCTACAAGCACCTAATGATTGTCACATCTAACATCCAGCAATCAGATTCATCTCGTTATTTCAGCATGAGATTTAACAACGACTCTGGCGGTAATTACAATTTCAAAGGCGTGAGTTTTACCAACACAACAGTGGTCAGCAATTATGAGGCAAGTGTGACCTCAATTGGAAGTAGTTACTCTAATGCCCCAATTCCTTCATCTCGCGATATTTCTGCTCCACTTTTGGGTCAGCATTCCAATTCAACAATTAACATTTATAACTATGCTTCAACGACTTTGATCCGCACTTATGATTACCTATCATGGGGTTACAACGGAGGAGCAGCACAAAATGTCAATGCGGTTATAGGCGGAGCTTATGCTTCAACTGGTACAGCAATCACACAGATCGATTTTATTCGATCATCAACTCAAACCATCTCAGGCACGATTCAACTTTACGGGGTATCATAATGACTGAAATTTCATACATTGTTAATGCAACAACGCAAGAAATTATTGAACGACCAATGACCAAGGCTGAATTGGATGCTGAAAAAGCTGAACGCGAAGCCCGTGAAGCTGCTGAAGCGTTTATCATTGCTGAGGAACAAGCCAAGGCAATTGCTAAGGCTGACCTTTTAACCAAATTAGGCATCACAGCCGATGAAGCGAAGCTTTTGTTGTCGTGACATTTCCACAAGGCACATTGCCTCGATTGATTCAGGTTGCGCTGGCCGAAGTCGGCACAGCTGAAACCGGCAACAACGAGACAAAGTACGGAAAGCACATGAAGGCTGACAAACTGCCATGGTGTGGCTCGTTTCTCAATTGGTGCGCAGATCAAGCTGGTGTCAAGGTGCCAAATGTGGTCAGCACACGCGCTGGAGCTGAGGCATTTCGAAAGCAAAAGCAATGGCATACAACACCAAAAATTGGTGATTTTGTTTTCTTTGATTTCATCATCGATGACAAAACAACAATCAATCATGTTGGCCTCGTGATCCGTTGTTCAGAAAAACAGATTGTGACCATAGAAGGCAACACATCAGCTGGATCAAGCCAGCGCAATGGTGGCGAAGTCATGGTCAAATCAAGAGCTTTGGGAGCACGCTCATTTGTTGTCGGTTACGGCCGACCAGCTTATGAGCCATTTTCTGGTGAATTGCCAGACAGACCAAAAGGAGCAAAATAATGGAGCAAGCAAAAGCAATGCTGAAAACATTGGCTGAGGTGTTTGTGGGTGCTTGTGTTGCACAGGTATCAGCTGGCCAGACTGATCCAAAATTGATCATCAACGCTGGAATCGCAGCTGTTGTCGTGGTTGTGGGTCAATACGCCAATCCAAAAAATAAAGCTTTCGGATTAACGGGGAAATGATCCGGAAATCACTTGCGGTGGGCTTGGCCTTTGTCCTTTCGCTAAGCCTTACCGCCTGTGGTTATGATGGATGGGTGCGATACCCATGCCAATTGCATGAAAATTGGGAAAACCCAGAGTGCCAAAAACCTCAATGCAATGTGACTGGTACCTGTTCGGAGGATTTGGTAGGCGATGGCTTCAAAAAATAAAGACAGATTAAGTCAAGAGGAAATCAAGGCACGCTTGATGTTTCTCATTGG